AGTTGATGGTGCCCTACCCGGCATGATCCTCAACTCCGTTACAGGTGAATTGTTTGACGGCAAAAAAGGTATCGCCGTTGTACCTTGCGCATACGTGCGTCAGTACATCGAGTGGACCCCACGCGGTCAAGGAAGCGGAGCACCTGTGCATATCTATCCTGCAACCAGTGACATCCTGTCGCAGACTCATAAAGAGCCTGGTGACAACAAGGACTACCTGGATAACGGTAACTACATCGAGAACACCGCCAATTACTACGTGATGGTAATTGGTACGTCTGGTTTTCCTGAGCCCGCTCTCATCACCATGAAGTCTACGCAGCTTAAGAAGAGCCGCAAGTGGAACTCTATGATGCAGTCGGTCAAGATGGCTGGCAAAAACGGTTTGTTTACACCACCGATGTACAGCCAAATGTACAAACTTTCTACTGTTGCTGAGTCTAACGACAAAGGCAAGTGGTTTGGTTGGGAAGTCGAGCGTACCAGCCCTGTCGAGTCCGCCGATGTGTACAACGCAGCTAAGACATTCGCACAGTCGGTCGGTGCGGGTGACGTGAAAGTGAAGCATGAAAGTGAAACTGGAGCAGCTGGAAACGGTTCTGCACCATTCTGATTTTCGGGGCCGAAAGTGTTTGGGAGACTGATAGTTGATGCACGCCAAGTAGCTCTTGGTTGGCATCACACGGGTACCCCTTCCGGCGTGAGTAGGCCCCACCTCACTAGAAAGAAGAAATGACCGACATCACCAGGTTCAAAGCGATTTTTTCCGGCCTGGACATCGCCTATGGAACATACAAAATTGAATCATCCCGGGGAGACGGGAAGCAGGCAGGCAAGGCCGTCGTGGTGCGCAAGCCACCGACTGACGACTTGTGGACCAAGCACCTTGAAGGCGTTGAACCGAGTCTGGGAATTATCCCGATCCGGGCGGATAACTCCTGCATCTGGGGCTGTATTGACATTGACCAGTATCCACTGGACCACGTTGGCCTGATAAAAAAGGTCAGGAGCCTTGAGCTCCCAATGGTTGTGTGCCGCAGCAAGTCTGGTGGCGCGCATGTCTTTCTGTTTACCAAAGAACCTATACCCGCTGCTGAGATGCAGCGGTTTCTCAAGGCCTGCGCCGCCCTACTGGGTGAAGCGGGCCGCGAGATTTTCCCCAAACAAGCTGAAATCCTGGTTGACCGTGGCGACACGGGCAACTTCCTGAACCTGCCGTATTTTGGTGGGGACCAGACCATGCGCTACGCCATCAGGGATGACGGCACAGCTGCAACACTAGAAGAGTTTTACGAGCTGTACGAACAATGGGTACAGGGCCCTGATCTTAAATTTCCCGAAGAGCCAAAAGCTCCAGATCATCCAATTAAGGATGGCCCACCATGCTTACAGGCCCTGTGCACTCAGGGCGTGCCAGAAGGCACACGCAACAACGCGCTGTTCAACATTGGCATCTACCTCAAGAAGGTCATCCCCATACATTGGGACGACGCACTGGTCGAACACAACCTTAAGTACGTCTCACCGCCGCTGCCCAACAACGAGGTTCAAATCCTGGTTAAGCAGCTGCACAAAAAAGAATATCGTTACAAGTGCAAAGATTCACCGCTCAACAGCTTTTGCAACAGCGGGCTTTGCAGGACACGCAAACACGGGATCGGGGCCAACGGGCCAGATGCCCCACAGGTGTCGTCGTTATCCAAGTACAACTCAGAGCCGCCGCTGTGGTTCCTTGACATCAACGGCAAGCGCATTGAACTGGATACAGAGAGCCTGTTTGCACAAGCAGCATTTCAAAAGTCGTGCGTCGAAAAGCTCAACTTACTGCCTCCTACATTGCGCAAGCAGGATTGGGAGCAGCTTCTCAACGCGCTGCTTAAAGAAATGGTGGAGACCGAACAGATCACTGAGGCGAGCGAAGATACCAGCATTACCGGTCGCTTCAACGATCTGCTTGAAGAGTTCTGCACGCACTTGCAACAGGCAATGGACCGCGAAGAGATTCTCATGGGCCGCCCATGGACAGATGACAACGAAGCTAAGACCTACTTTCGCATGAAAGACTTAGAGGCGCACCTGGTGCGCAACAACTTTAAGGGCATGACGCATCCAAAGATGGCGCAGCGTCTGCGTGACTTGGGCGGCGAACCGATTAGCCTCTTTCTCAAGAACCGCGCTGCACGGTGTTGGAAGATTCCACGCTTCAGTCGCCAGGACGCACCATTCGAGACCCCCGAACAACGGATTACAAGGAGCCCATTCTGATGTTAAAAATTGATGGACATGACGACGCGATTCTTGGGCCAGCAATGATCTGGAGAAACAACACTACGGTGGGTGTCCTGGTGTACGACGCGGAAGTTATCCGCGCGACACTGATAAAGCGTGACGGCATGAGCTCTACAGACGCACGTGAATTCATTGAGTTCAACATTGAAGGCGCATACGTCGGTGAGGACACTCCTGTGCTGGTTTGGCCAGATGACCAGTGGGACGAAGAATGAGTACTCTTAAGGTTTTTGGCCCACCGGGCTCTGGCAAGACCACTTATCTTTTAAGCATTGTTGAGATCGAGCTGGAGAACAATGTGCATCCCATGAAGATCGGCTACTTCGCCTTCACCAAAAAGGCTGCCACCGAAGCGCGGGACAGGGCAATCCAAAAGTTTCCCAACCTAAACCCCGATACGGACTTCCCGTTCTTTCGCACGCTGCACAGTCTGGCCTACCGTTGCCTGGGCATCACCACCAAGGACATGATGTCGCCGGAGCACTACCGCGAGTTTGCGTTAGAGGCGGGCATTGAGCTGGCCATTGAAAATGGCGACGAAGAGTTTGCGGTCAAGGCCGACAATCCGATCCTAAATGAAATCAACATCGCACGCATTCGCGGCATGGACCTGCGCACGCACTACAACAACTCTAAGATGGACATCGAGTGGTTTCATTTTGAGTACGTCGAGCGGGCCTACAGACACTATAAGACCTCCCGCAGCTTGTTGGATTTCACCGACCTCTTAGAGCATGTGCTGCTGGAGCCCGAGCGCTTGCCTAAGCTGGACGCCCTAATCATTGACGAAGCGCAAGACTTGTCACGTTTGCAATGGAGGCTGGTCGAGCAACTTTCGTTGCGAGCCCAGCGCGCCTTTTTGGCAGGGGACGACGACCAAGCCGTCTACACCTGGGCCGGAGCCGACGTCGCGAGTTTCTTGGGGTTTACAGGTGATGTCAAAGTCCTTGATCAATCCTACCGAGTTCCCTCGAAAATCCACGCGTTAGCCAACCGTGTGGTGACACGCATCAAGCAGCGCCAACCAAAGGTTTGGAAGGCCCGTCAAGAGGAAGGTAGTATCAATTACTACAACGACTTTAGCCAGGTGGACATTAGCCACGGCAACTGGCTCATCTTGGCCAGCGCCAATTACATGCTGACTGACATGCACGACTGGATCAAGAGCCAAGGACTATTGTTCGAGCGCCACGGACAACGCAGCGTCAGCGAGAGTATTCTGATCGCGGTGCTGGGCTGGGAGAAGCTGCGCAAGGGCGGCGAGGTGCCGTTCCACGTGCTCAAGATGATCTACAAGTACTTGGACGGTGACTACATCAAACATGGTCATAAGATGCTGCGCACGGCCGACCAGGCAATCATGTACACCCTTGATCTACTAAAAGAAAAGCACGGGCTTCTTTCTACAGAAATCTGGCACAAGGCGCTGACAAAGATTAGCGAAGACCGCCGGGACTATTTGGTCTCGCTCCTGCGCCGCAACACAAAGCTCACGGGCCACGTGCCCATCAAGCTGTCCACGATCCACGGAGCCAAGGGCGGCGAGGCAGACAACGTGTTGCTGCTGTCGGACCTGTCCACGCGCTTTGCCAAGGACTACGAAAAGAATTCGGACGACATCAATCGTCTGCTGTACGTGGGCATCACCCGCGCTAAACAAACACTGCACATCGTGCTACCAAAAAATGAGCAGAAAGGTTTCAGACTATGAAGCGCGATATTAAGACTATGTCCATGTTCCCTCGGATTTCCGAGTGGTTACCGCCAGCATCTTTTCCCAACCTGAGTGAAGCTAAGGAGATTACAATTGACCTCGAAACCTGTGACCCCAACATGGAAAGCCTTGGCCCGGGCTGGCCTCGCAATGATGGCTTCATTGTTGGGTATGCTATTGCTATTGACGGTTGGGCTGGCTATTTCCCTGTCGCTCACGCTGGCGGAGGCAATTTGGACAAGCGTATCGTGGAGCGTTGGATTAGCGATGTCATGGCTACGCCCGCAGACAAAATTATGCACAACGCCGCCTACGACCTTGGCTGGCTCAGAGCCACGGGATTTAAAGTAAACGGCACGATTTACGACACCATGCTGGCCGCGCCAGTGCTGGATGAGAACCGCTATGCCTACAGCTTGAACGCCTTGGGCTTTGACTACCTCAAAGAAATTAAATCTGAGCAGGGCTTGAAGGAGTCCGCGTCTGACTTTGGTGTGCATCCTAAGAAGGAATTGTGGAAGCTGCCTGCCATGCATGTCGGGGACTACGCCGAGCAGGACGCGGCGCTAACCTTGAAGCTGTGGCATCACTTTAAACCGCTTCTCATTAAAGACGAGGTTGGATCAATATTCGAGTTGGAGACCGCAGTGCTTCCCGTGCTGGTGGACATCACGCTCAAGGGGATTAACTTCAACCGCGCCAAGTGTGAACGCCATATGGTGGACATGCGCAAGAAGGAGCTTGAAATCCTGCGGTACTTGAAGAGCCAGGCAGGTATGCAGGTGGACATTTGGGCTGCGCAATCCATTGCCGCCGCGTTCGATCGCCTGGGTATCCAGTATCCCAAGACAGCAGCTGGCGCGCCGAGCTTTACCAAGAGCTTCTTGGACACGCATGAGCACCCTATGTCTAAGATGATTCTGGAGGCCCGTGAGCTGAACAAGACCCACGGCACGTTCTTGGAGCCTTACCTTAAGCACAGTGCAAAGGACGGCCGCGTCCACACCCACTTCAACCAAATGCGTAACGAAGACGGCGGCACGGTAACGGGCCGGCTGTCAGCCAGCAACCCCAACCTCCAGCAAGTGCCCGCGCGCCACGAAATTATCGGCCCCATGGTGCGGGGCTTGTTCCTGCCCGAGGACGGCCAGGTATGGGCGGCCAATGACTTCTCCTCCCAGGAGCCTCGCCTGCTGGTGCATTACGCCACCATGCTGGGCCTGCCGCGCGCGGAGACGATGGCACAAGCCTATCGAGAAGACCCCAACATGGACTTTCACCAGATGGTTGCTGACTTGGCCGGAATCAAACGCAAGGCTGCCAAGACGATTGGCCTGGGCCTGATGTACGGCATGGGCAAAGCCAAGCTGGCCAACAGCCTGGACCTGCCCCTGGACGAGGCCAGCGAGCTGATCGCCACGTTCCACAGCAAAGTCCCCTTCCTCAAGGGAACAGTGGACGCGGTGATGAAGCGCATTGAGCACCCCGCCTCGGGCGGCTGCATCCGCACCCTGCTGGGCCGTAAGTGCCGGTTCCCGCTGTGGGAGCCCGTGGAGTGGGGCGTGAACAAGGCGCTGCCGCGTGAGCAGGCAGTCATTGAATACGGCGTGCGAATCAAGCGCGCGGGCACCTACAAGGGCTTGAATCGCCTGATCCAGGGGTCTGCCGCAGACCAGACCAAAGCTGCCATGGCGGCGCTGCACAAGGCAGGGTTTAACCTGCTGTTGCAAGTACACGACGAAATAGCCTTGTCTGTTAGAAACATTGAAGAGGCCCGCGAGGCCGCCGACATTATGGCCAAGGCAGTAACCCTAGAAGTCCCCTCCCGCGTGGACGTAGAGACTGGACCAAGCTGGGGAGCTGCGGCATAATTGAAGTGGGGTGAAATAGCAGTTGCCCCTTGTTCTATTAGGTAATTTCGGGCTGGGGGCTTGCCTCCAGCCCATTTTTTCCGATACACTGCAAAGTCCAAAAGAAAGGAGAAATACATGGGTCGATTACCTAAAGAACGAACACAAGTTGTTCCGGCTTATCCAGAGCCATATGTCCGTCAGCCTGCAAGGCTTGCGCAGCCCCGCGTTAAGAAGAAGCGAGGTCGTCCGCGCAAGAACGGCAGACCAAAAGAAGACACTTACGACGGGGTGCGATCTTCCCCTTCCAAACGCGCCGGCAAGCGCTGGATCACCGTCTCTCTTCCCGAAGAAGCGTATTACATGCTCAAGGAAGTTGCGGCGTTCTACAAGGTCGGGATGGGGGCGTACATGCAAGGCCTACTCAAGACTGCCTTTGACCACGCTTACAAAGAGTCCCTGACCTTGCAGCGCATTGACAACAACAGAAAGAAGGCTAAAGATGAAATACCAGACCGAGATGACGTTCCCCGTCGAACTCATTTTTGAAGTGTTACCCCCAATGGACGTAGAGGGCACGCAACTGCCCGCGCAGCTGGACATCACCAGAGTCCTGCTCACTATCACCGGCCCAAGCGGCAAGCCCCGCCAGGTCGATATCACCAACACTCTCAGCGAGGAGCAGACCCTGTTCTTTGAAGACGAGATTGTGGAGAACTACGATCGAGACCATGGGCGCTGAAAATGAAACTACACGAGGAACTACGCTCAATCAAGGAGGTCTTCCCCTACATAGAGGGACTGCTTGAAGCGGCTGCACAACGCATTGAAGATCAGCGCCTGTGGAGACAAGCCTGGCTGAATGCAGAAAAGAAGGTTGAGTTGTTGACAAGTGAATTAAACGTGATAAAGTCAAGTCTTCAAAACAGAAAGGAGAAAGAAAGAGATGATTAAACAGCCGACTAAACGCGAAGCTGAGATGTTCAACAAACTTGCCAACACAGGCAAGTACGTGAGCACCGGCAAGGTACTGATAGGCGTAGCCTATACGCCGCCTGTACGCGAGATGCATCCAGAAGAGACGCACATTCAAAAGGCGCTTTTGATGAAACAAAAACCGAAAGCTGCCAAGTGAAATGCCCCGTCTGCCAGGCTTGGGTATTCATTAAAGAGACACGAGCGCGCCCACAAAACAATTCCACTTACCGGCGATACGAGTGCGCTAACGAGCACCGTTTCACCACCACAGAATCAGTGACAAAAGTCATTGAAAAACCGAAGCAAAGAAAAGGAGAAAGCAAGTGATTAAGTCAGACAAAATCCGCGAATATTTTCGCGCGCATCCCGAGGCCGAAGTGACCAAGGTAGCTGCCAAGTTCAAGGCCTCCAAGCCCATGGCCTACAAGCTACGTAAGCAGGTTCAAAACGAATGGCAGCCGCCTGAGATGGTGCCTGTGCCCGACGTTACGCCCGCCCGCACGGTTACTTTGGACAGTAGCCGGGTGAAGTTGGCAAAGGTGCTGGGCCTATCTTTGAAATCATACGTCCGGGAAGGCCTAAAGATGGGTGCCTTTAAGTACGACGATGAGCCTGCCCCGCAAGAGACGGACGTGGACGAGACCCTCAACACCAGGGCCCAGGACTACGGCAAGTTCAAGGACGGCGCTGCACTGATGCAGGGCATCAAACGACTGCTCGCGGACCACGCAGCCAAGCACGATAAGTTGTTTGCTGACGACCAGTGGGAAGCCATTGAAATGATCGTGCACAAGATGGCGCGCATCGTCAACGGCAACCCCGACAAGGTAGATAGCTGGGTCGACATTGCAGGTTACGCCACACTGGTCTCGGACCGCTTGCAAGGCAACGCTCGGTGACGGTTGAAGACTACTTCAAGGCTATCAGGTGGAAGGTGATTGCCCTCTTCCTGATAGCCACGTGGCTTTTTTACGAAACCTGGGGAAACTACTGAGCAGGTTTTGTACGATACCGGTATAATTTAATTTCCATCAACAGAAAGAGAGAAAGACGATGAGCAATATCACTGGAAAAATGAAGGCGTGGCTACCTGAGTACAGCTCACTGCGCCCGGACCAACTCAACACCCCCGAAGCCATTGATTCAATGGTGTTCTCCCGTTGTGACATGCGTGACAGCGGCTGGACATTTGTGGGTGAGGCCACCATCGCGGTGGACCTGATCTTGAAGCCCGAAGAGCTGATCGCCAGCAAGATTGAAACCTTGAAGGCGCAGCAGACCAAAGTCCGTGCAGAGACTCAACAGCGCTTGAACCAGCTCGAGGACATGATCCAGAACCTCTTGGCCATCGGCTACACGTTGGAGGCCAAGGCATGAGCATGAACACCCCATTCCACCTGCGCCAGCGGGAGTTCAATGCGTTCAACGCCGACAACCCCGCCGTGTGGGAATACTTTGAACGGTTCACCCTCGAGGCCATCACCGCCGGCCACAGGAAGATCAGCCACTGGCTCATCATCAACCGCATCCGCTGGGAAGTGGCCATGGTCACCACCGGCCAGGACTTCAAGATTTGCAACAACCACATTGCGTTCTACGCGCGCCTGTTCGTCAAGGTGCACCCGCAATACCGCTTCATCTTCAACCTAAAGCGCATGGACGACGAGCCATGGCACGGGGACATGCCGTTATGAACAGCAAAACCCTGCGCCGCCTCTTGACCTCCTGCCACCAGCGGCAAGCGGCAAAACTTAACTGCAAAATATTCAACCTCTGCTGGGTCCTCACAGAAGACGCAGTTTGCAGCAAAACAACCCTGGGCTACCTCACCACCAAAAGGCTGGGCAGCCGCTTGTACAAACATGAGATCACCTCCTATGACTGAGTTTGAATCCACC